GGATCCTATGTTAGTCATCCTGTGAAGCATGGAATGAACGATCTTATGGTTGGAGGCAAGCGTAGTCTGCCTACAATGCATTCCAACGGAGATGAACAGGGCGCTGTGTTAATAACGCATACCGAACGTGTTGCTGATGTAATTGCTCCACCCGATTCACTGTTTCATTGTACTGGTTACGATCTGAACCCTGGTCTTGAACGAACGTTTGGTTTCCTTTCTCAATTGGCAGCCAATTTTGACGAATATGAATTTATTCAATGTGTATTTGAGTACAGGGGTCATGATATGGTTGGATCTGGTGGTACAGATTTGGATTTGAATGGTCAGGTGCTTGCAGCTACTCAATACAACAGCACCAAACCACTATTTGATGATCGTCATGAAATGCAAGCATACGCTCATGCTACTGAGTGTTCAATGAACGGCAAGTTTATTGCAGGTGTTGAATGTGACCCTGATAAGACTGCAGGAGACGATCACAAATACATAAGGGTTGGAGGGTTGTCCCGTGAGTTCTCCAAGAAGGATCACGACCATGGTCGATTCGAACTTGCACTTTACAACACTCCTGATACGCTTTTCAACAAAGAGGTTGGACAACTGTTCTGTACTTATACCGTAAAACTCATGAAACCAAAGCTCTTTGGTGGACGTGGCCGTGCGATCTCATCGTACAGGGCTCGTTGTGTCAATGCCGAAGATTTGTACCCTTTTGGTACAACGAACGCCATTGATGGCGCTGAGCCTTTGGCATGTGCACTTAACACTATGGAAATGGTTGTTACACGTAACGCGAACAATACTGTGTTTACGTTTCCAGCTGAAGCAAATGGCGTGTTTTTTGTGCATGCCAGCGTTGAAGCTGGGTCTATTGATAACGACACTGAACTTGATATTACTACGTTTGTTGGTCAATGCACGTCATTTTCATCTGACAGATTTGCAGAGTTCGAATCAAAGATTCGATCATCGATTGGCACGGATCGTACTCATGTTATTGGTTACGTAAGGGTTCGACCCCAGCTCGGCAACACTAAGAATTCGTTCTCTATCACTTCTAATCTTAGCGGTGACTCTGTGATCAAGAGTGCTGTTGTCATTGAGGAAATCAACAGCTTTGGATTCACCAACAGTGGTGTGTATCCTGAATACATCGGGCAGACTACTGGTGCCCGATACAATCTCACTGGTGTGTAATCATAATGCACAGCGCAATGACGCAACAAAAAGGTGACCAAGATAATATGAACGACAACTTTGAGCGCATATCCATGTTATGCGGTGCTCGTTTCCACGAGCTATTTGACGATCTTGTACAAGATCTTGTCAAGTATATGGAAGACGAAGTTAACAAAATTGTAGATGAGAACGAACGCGAGAGCGTGAGGAAGCTGATGCACGAGGAGCTTAGCGAACTTACCGATTGAAATAAACAACACAATATTGTGCACAATGCCGCAGCCGCAATGGTATCCCAATAATCTCAAAGGATATAGAATCAGATCAGGCCACGAGCGAAAGCAACGTGTGCCCACAAGACTCAGAGATCTCGACGACTGGATGGATACAGGAGCGTTGGAATATCGGTCGTATGGTCGACGTTACATCCAACCTCAACCTATCAACGAGAAATGGTATCGTGACTGGAAAAGATACGAAAGTGATGGGAACAGCCGGCAGCTGTTCCAAACTAGGCGTGCTAAACGCCCTCCTAGCTTATTACAAAGACACGGAGGATACAAACAATATCATAAAACTATTAAAAATTTACAACGTTACGAAAAGGATCTATTTTACGCTGAAGACATTGCTATGTTAGCTCGTCAGCGGTGGCCTCAAGATCATTACAACTAGCGCTATGAAGCGATCTGAATCTTATTGGAATTCAGACGATGAAGATGATGGACCACGCACGTACATCAACGTGCGTCCAGCACGAGCAATGCACATAGACTATGTGCAAAGTAGACAAGCTATGACTGAACTCGATGCAGAAATACAAAATATTTTGCAACGTGTTGAGAAAGCAGACAAAAAAATACAATCGTATTCACTCTTCGTGTCGCGTTGGCCTCACGAAGTTTCAAAGTGGTGGCATGACGATATTCAACTTTTGAAATATAACAAAAAACATGACCTCAGAAAAGTGAATCAATTGCGAAGGCAGTGGAGTTTCTATGCCAACAATTATCATCGTTATGATGACGTCGGCGCGCAAAGTGCCCATGCACAGCATGCATATTTGACACATTTAGACAACATGGAATGATCATTTTTACAAGCGCAGTATGGTGCTGCCACGAGCCTATCCAAGCTACCTACGTGGTTTTCATTCATACTATCAACGACGCAACGTCGTTCTAACACTTGTCAATCATGATTTAGATGAAATCGATATACCATATGGCCAATTAACTGATCTTATGTATGATCATGATTACGATACAATATATCAAACCAGGAAAACTATACGTAAGTCATTACGTATACACGAGAGGATGTTACAACAAGCTCGAGAGGGTGTCATAGTACTTGGTATTGGTGAAGAATTTTATTCTGAACGTGAACTAGAAGCTCTTGCATATGGTATTAAAAAACACAAAGTGTTTTTACAACATCCTGCCTTCTTTATGGATTAAGTGTGTTCTCTGAAAGAGAACCAAGAGCAGGGCGAATTAGCTGCGGCATAGTCAAGTTAATACCAGTCAAGTGAATAACAGTCCATCGATCTGCTTTGAGCTTCTGCATGTCAGGTGGATTATTAGATAGAATAATCACGTGTTTTGGCGTGAACCTGTACTGGCACGAATTATACTTCGTGACAAGCATGCGACCATCCTTGCAGTGCTCTGCAACAGTATAAACAACATCCATACCGTATTCAGCGTTTGAGCAAGAGACGTCAAACACGATAGTGTTGCAACCGGGCTCTCGCACGTGTTTGGACAGAATATAAAGAAGGTCTGCCTTTTTAGCAGGCTGCAACACCACTGCTTTGCACATAGTTTGCAAATAGCCAGCCATGAAAGATTTTCCGACGCCACCAGTTTGCTCCCATATGTAAACAACTTGGCGACCATGAACAGGTGACTCGCAAAATTCAACAAGACGTTGTTGCCATGGTCTGAGCGTTTGCTCTTGGTAGAAGGAAACAGCGGCCTCATGAGCTTTTTGCTGACCCACCAAGTTATAGTACGTCTCAGATGTGTTAGCACACTTTGCGATAGCCTCAAAGTGATTTTTGTAAATATCAGTCCAGTTCTCTTGGTTTTCGATCGAAGCCTTAAGCTCGCTCAGGTCGTTGCGCTCCCCTTGCCGAGGGGAAGCAATCTCACGAGCGTCACCGTGTGTGAAAGGATTGGGCATAGGCCATTCCTCGGTGTAAGGATTGATGGGATTGCCAACAGGTAAGACCATTTCGTCAGCTCTGGTATCATCTTTGGAACAGTAGGCAATGTTGTCATCGCTGCTGCCACGAAGGGGGTGCACGATGTGGAAAGACTTGCCGTTGAAGGTAAAGAAAGCGCGCCACTTGTCAAGCTTCACCTTATGATCAGACTGAACGTACACTTGAAAGTGCAACTTATTCGTTTGACCGCCACGCTCAGCTTGACCGATATAATAAGACACTTTTGATCGAGTTGTTAAACGACGATCATGCATGGAAGTAATCCAATCATACAGTTCGAATTTATCAGATTCGTCATCATTACACTGTATGACTACCTATTAATATAGAGAGTCGGGCAGGTTGAACGTTAGTTCCCTGACTGTAAAATCTTCGGCGACGAGTTTGTCGAGCCAGCGAGGGTCCTGAGCGGCCTCGGGCAAATCGCCCTGGACAACCGAATGTTTGGGGCCAACAGGTGTAGGAACAACACGACGATGCGACTGCGCCTTGCGCGGAGCCGGAGGCGGTGAGTACCCACTCAGTTGGAGAAATCGTTTAACAATTTCTTCGTCCTTGGGCGACCCCGGTTCGAAGCTGTCTTCTCGGATCGTTTTACACGACGGAATGCTGCGCTCGAACCTCTTATCGCACGACGTGCAAAGAGGACGAAGAGGCGAGCCGAATGGATCGGGCAAGGACTCGACGATGTAACCATCTTTCCAAATACGGTAATTGTGTTTGCACACATGAGTATTGGTATCAGGCGATACATGTTTGATTTGAAGGTTTACCTGAATATGTTCAGCGGACATCTGTCCGTTGGGAATTTGAAAATTGTCAATTTTCGCGCCCAAATTCAAAAACGTGATATGGCCCGGCGGAGCCGGCGCAACAGGATCGACGCCGCCGCGGAGCGACTATGACGAGATAGAAGCTGAAACTCGAGTATGATGTGTGAAATGGTGTCCTGCGTGCACTCACCGAGTTTGAGCCTGAGGGGATGCGTAATGGCGAACTTCGCCCTGGAGCGTCTCGCGGAGCGTGTATATGCGTCGTGTTGTGCACGTTCCCCCAAACGACAGAACCTTAAATATAATGAGGAAATTCCTCATGCGTAAATATACGATGATATTTAGGTACGCAGTGATATTTTAGGTGGGTTTGTGGGTTTAACGTTTAGGGTACATCGTAATAAAAATTTTTTTTAAACTATAGAAGCGGGATGATTGACCAATCAGAACGCTTCGTCGCAGAAGTCCGGCTAACTATTACCCGGACTTCTAAGTTAAAAAAAACGCCACTTTAGTGTGCGTTGCAATTTAGAAGAGTGGGGCGGGTGCCGGGGCCAGGGCGGCATAACTAACTGCGCATTATTCAAAATACGAAAATTTGTTGAAAATCAACAAATACAATATGCTCAGTTATAGTCAATTTATTGATCGACTCCGCAATGAAGGAGCGATCATCGTAAAACAAGACCAGTATCACGAAGTGTTAACGATAAATGGAATGATCGTTATTAACTGGTTTCCCACAGGATACCCCGACAAAATGCCACAAGCAAGGAAAGGAAGGCACTGGAGAGAGTTTGGCGAAGACCTGGTAGCGACTATGATGCTACCAGGCGCCTGGTACAGGCGCATACGCCAGGTTTGGCGAGATTATGGCAACGAAAGTGCTTTTGTAAAGCACATCGGCTTCAGCCGAGGCGGCGGAATCGCCGCTTTTTTTGGCGGGACGGCATACGGAGCGTTTTTGGTGCCAGGTTTACCTGTGCACAAAGACGCGAAGTTTATGCCAGTGTACGATTGGTTTCACGGGTATGCACTACCCGTTGTTAACATGCCAATCGCAAGGATCATTGGCGCCAGAAATAGGCGCGCAAATCCTGCTCTAGCAAAGTTTGGTCCAAGGGCATGATGCCCCAGCAGGCAACTGCCAAACTCAACATTACTATTAAGAGTATATGTTGTGCCAAAGTGAAAGGCGTAGACGATTTTTTGGAGAAGGATGTAAAGCCTGAAACAAAGAAAGAGGAAACAACACAACGAAGCGCACGTGACAGCGATAGCTCTGATTAGAAAATCATTTTAACGTGCGCATGAAACGCGGTCGTCCTGGCGCGTATTCTGCAACAAAGCGACATCTTGAACAACAAGATTCAGATTGGGTCCATCAATCTGAACAAAAGTATTCTAAACATCGTGATATTGTTGACCTGATAGGACCTCAACGTGCTATGCCAGGCATGTTTGTTCCTGATCCGAGGAAAACTCGTCCCGACGACTATCGTGTCTTTAGACCGATGGCTGATTGGAAAGCCTCCCGTGTTGCGAGGTATCCTCGCAAACGTACTTACGCGAAGCGAAAGTACACTTCAAAATACGGTAGAAAGGGTTCGCGATTTTATTATTCGCGATACAACCCAAAATCCTATTACGTTCGCGGTTCCGCCGCGAATGTTAAGAGGTTTGGTTCGTCGTTCCGCAACGCGTCCAAAACACAACAACTTGCGCGTAAGCGAGTTGGTTATTACGGACGTGGCAAATACGGTGTGTTTGGCAAAGCCTATAATTTTGCGAAACAACCTTCTTTCCAGCACGGTTTTAAGCAAGGGGTAGCAGCAGGTGCCGATCTATTAGGCGCAGGTGCTGCTGCTGCTAAGTTCGTTGCACCTGAATACGCTGTTCCCCTTGCTGCTGCCGCAGGTGCTGCTCAAGTAGCCTCTGGATACATGGGTCGCGGATCCTATGTTAGTCATCCTGTGAAGCATGGAATGAACGATCTTATGGTTGGAGGCAAGCGTAGTCTGCCTACAATGCATTCCAACGGAGATGAACAGGGCGCTGTGTTAATAACGCATACC